TTAATCGGTTGCTTTGATTTCCAGCACCAATAGTTGGGTGCGAATCAGAAACCAGAGCAACACCATCACCACCAAGGTAGGATGCGCTAAAGGCGTTATTGAAAACGTCTGCAGCTTTAACCTGCTTAGTGTTAGCCATGGCACGAGCAAGACCACGAGCACGAAGTTTAGCAAACGTGTCATAGAGATTGTCTTCCATAGCTTCTTCTGTTACAGCAAACGCCAACGCCACTGTTTCGTGGGTATAACGTGCAGTGTAACTTTCTTGTGCATCGTCATAAGAAACGGCTGCGCCTTCACCTTTAACAGGTGCAGTGCCGAAACCAGTGAAGAGCACTTCTTCTTCAAACGCACGATCTGAATTTTCAGTTTCAAAAAGCGGTGCGTGTTCATCCGAAACTTCCCCATATTCCATGCCGAAAACAGCATTAAGACCGGGAAGAAGTTCTTTAGCAATACTAGAACGATTAATAGCCATTGTTTATTCTCCCTTAATTAAAATACTGGATCAGCACCAGATGTAGGTGCAGTTACGGTTGCATCATGGAAGTTGTCGGTATGCTGTACGATACGAACATTCATTTTCAGATATGCACGTTCAAAAGCATCAGCAACATCATTCCCCGGTTCATTTACTGAATCAAGTGAACGAACCATCGCAATGGTTGATGTACGACCAGCAGCCTGAACACCATGACCTGACATACCAGTAAAGGTAGAACCAGAACCAAGTGTTACGGCAAAGTTTTGTGAGCCATACAGATCACCAGCAGTCACAGAAGCGTCTGCTTGTACTTCAAATACGGCACGGCTATCGTCAGCAATCATAGCGTAAGCATCAGTAGCAGATGTACCAGAAGGCCAGTACTTGCTCCATCTTTGCTCACCATTGGCTACATAACGGCAACCCATAAATACACCCTGTGCTACTTCGGTAGTAGTAGTGATGACTTCCACATTCCCTGCATTAATACGGACAAGATCGCCAGTAAAGATGTTAGCAGCGTAAGCCGAAGCAATTGGATACTCATTGGTAGCCGAATTGTTGACATTACCTGCTCGTTTGCGAGAAGGACGGAAGCCGAACAGTGATTTAGTTGTAGTCATTGTTTAATCTCCCTTATTAAAAAAATTGCACTTCAAGCACCTTGTCCGAATCTAAATTAATCTTGAAATTTAGGTGTTCGTCCTTTAGTAACTTGAGTTTTACTATTGTTACGAATTGGCATCCTAGAATCATTTTGGTTCATAAGTTGTGCATTAACTGCATCTACCATTTCCCTACTTTGATTTTCAAAATACCGTTGACGACTTTCTGCCTTACGAATAGGCATTTTTGCTAGAGCCAGATCTCCACGACAGACTGTACCCTCATATCGTCCGTTGTCCTTCACGATGGACGAATGCTGCATCTCAGGAACTTCTTCAATTCCGACAAACTCCCAACCTTCTGCCATCTTCTTGCCGATATTGTTGTAATCTTCTTGACCACGAATAGTCATTCTAATCCAACGAAGTTTCATTCCTTGATCGACAAAACGATTTGTTACAGATTCTGGGATATCAAGAAGACTTGGTTCACGATATTCATAATCCATTTCTCTTGTGTTAGATTCCCTTGATTCAGCACTACGTGATGCTGTTGTTATATTACGTGCCATTTTTAATTCCTCCACGCTAATTACTGTTTATAAATTGAAGTGTACTCACCATCGGCTTGTTCCACTTTCAATTTCTCAGCTGCATATTGTTCCAGTGGTATTCCCCATTTATCAGCCAATCGAATGTCTTCTTTAGACAGTTTGACTTTTTTGTTAGATGAAGAGGATGTTGAAGTGCGTGATGCTCCACCAACCACTTGGGCAGGAGATGACGTTTCCTGTTGACGTTGCGATTGTCCACCTTGAAATCTATCTGGAAATCGTTGCCGAAGTCTAGAATCAATTTCTTGGTAAAACTCTTGTTCCGAAGGATCATAACCCTCGCTTTTTAGTTCATTGTCAATTTCCAGTGCAAGAGTTGTCATGACTGAATCTTGACCAAACCAAGCATTACGTCCTGCCCACTCTACCGCTAACCTATCATATTCTACAGGTTGAATGTTTTGAGTAGCAGTTGCTGCAACAGGTTTTTCTTTTTGAACTGGACGTTCTGTTACAAAACGCTCTTTGTTCATACGAAGCATAGTTGCTTCATTCTGTGCCTTAGAAAGATAGTCTTGTGCTTGAACAATTCTATCTGTATCACCTGATTCAAGAGCCTGACGATATGCATCTCGTGCAATTTCAATCTGACTATTGATATTTGTTTCAGCTGTTTCAAAACTTTTTTCAACTGAAGTTTCAACTTCTTTTTGTTTATTCTTCAATTGTTCTTCAAGTTCTTTTTGCCGTGCAATAAGTTCTTGAATTTGTTCTTCACGTTCTTTCTTTTGGCGAACTAGTTGGCGAATACGTTTCTGTGCGCCAGACTGTTGTTCTTCCTGTTCAGGTTTTTCTTCTTCTATGTGTTCTTGAACTTGCTGTGTTGGACTTTCAGTTTGTTCTTCTTCCTGTCCTTCAATTTCAAATTCAATTTTTTCTTCCTCTTTAACGGTATTGGAAGTATCTACCGTAGCCCATTCATTATTATCTTCGGACATTTATTTCTCCTTTTTAACGTCACATGCGAAACTGACGGATTACGCATTGTTTATATAATACATTATTTAAATGTAATATACAACAGCCATATTAAATTTTTTAATTAGAAAGATTAAAAGTTGGATCTAATTCTGTTGGATCTTCAACAACCATAGAAATTTGATCATCAAACAAAAGGATCATTCGTATCCCTTTGTAAAAAAACTTTTGACCTGTGTGTTTTCCATAACAGACATAATCTCCCACAGAACACCAAGGACCATTCGGAAATTTATCTTTATCTTCATAGGCTGTGTCACCAATTGCTAGGACTTTGCCTACAGTTGTAAGATAAGCAATGTCATTTTTAGTTGAATCTGGTAAAATAATACCGCCCTTAGTCTGAGATTTTACAGACACAGGACGTACCAGAATATGATAACCGGGAACTTTAGGAAGCACTTTTGGATCTGGTTGCTCTTCTGCAGAAATCCATTCGTCATTCTTCATTGCGTTTCCCATAGATACTACTTGCATAATTACTCCTCTTCATTATCTTCATATACCATTGTGTTTACTAATCGTTTGATTTCTTGTTGTGACCATTCCAGTCCTGAAATCTTTCCAACGATGTTCATATACGAATGATAGTCTGAAGCATTACCATATGCAAGCGAATTCTTTAATCCTTCAATTTCTTTTTGAAGAGAGTTTTGTATTTCTTCCCAGAGCATTAGATACCTTTCGGTTCATAGTTATAAGGATTACGTTCTACAATAGAACCAATTTTACCACCTTCTTTACGCATAATAATATATTCATAAACAGGATGTTTTTTTCCTTTTTTACCCATTTGTATTTCACCTATAATAGGACCAAATTCTGGTATACCTATAGTAGTTGGTCTACCATGAGGGGCTTGCCCTCTTAATTGTTCTCGGATTTTAGAACGGTCTTTACCTTTAACATTTTTTAATTTTTCTTCTAATAATGCTTCACTTTCTTCTAAAGACATTCCTTTAAATTCTGTTTTACGTTTATCATATCCTGTAAGGTTTCCACCTTTTTCATAAATAGTTTTAAGAGTATAGGCATGGCCTTCACCTTGTGGAGTAAATTTTTTAGATGGTCCTTCTACAGCAACTAAAAATCCATTATCTTGATAGCCTTCTGGAACTTTAGTCCAAAACCATCTTGCTCCATTACCTGAATCAATAAGATTTGCTTTTACTGTTACTGAACCTTTAATTGAATTTCCTACAGGAATATCTGATGCTACATTAGGATCTACCATTAGTTTAGCATCTTTACGTAAAACCGCACCTGCAGGAGATTCTATTTCAATATAAGAACTATTTAAATTTGTTATATCATCTCCAACTATAGGTCTTTTAAGTTCAGGATCAAATCCTTCAATAGGTTTAAAAGAGCCACCAATTTGACCAGAACGCTCTTGATTTGTATACATAACTCTTTTTAAATTACGTTCTGCTATAGGAGCAGATTGTTTAGCTGCACCTTTAGTTAAAAGTTTTACAACACTCTGTAATCCAGCAGCCATAATTAAATACCTTTTGGTTCATAGTTATAAGGATTACGTTCTACAATAGAACCACCTTTTTTTCTTTCATTAACAAATTTAGGAACAAGTTTTAAATTAGAAGGTTCTTCTTTAATTAAACGATCAGAAATATCTTTTAAATTTATAATATTTTTTGGATTATTTAATTCGGGATATTTTTGTCTTATAGCAGCATCACCATATCTTGAAAATAAACCTTTTTTTGCTAATTCATAAAAAGATATAATTCCATCTTTTGTTTTTAAAAATTTTTCATTAAAACCTTGGGATTCTAAAAAACGATTTAAAGCTGCATCATAATCATCAGTAAAACTAGATAAAAATTTTTCAAATCCTTCTTCTCCATATTCTTCAATTATTTCTTGCTCTTCAAAACTATCCTTATATTTTTTATTATATAAAGCATTAGAAAAATCTATTTTTTTTCTTACATATTTTTTATCGTCTGAAATGTCACCTAATACTTGTATTTCATCAAATTCTTTTTGTAGTGCTGGATATAATTTTTCAAATTCTTTTTTATTTAAATTTTTTATATCTACAGAATCAATAAGTTTATTAGATGTTATATTTTTAGAAGGATTATATTTTTTCTTAGTAGAACCTTTCATAATTACTTTTGCAAGTTTAACTAATGACATTACATTCCCCTTTCAGATTTAGCCTGATCAATCATCTTCATAATTACGTCTGCCGCTTTAATCGTTTCGGAGTTTTTAATGTTATCTTCTTGTTTGATAAGGTCTGCAAGGATTTCAACAGCTTTGATTGCCGTTTTTGTATTTCGATCTTTCTCTTTTTCATCTGCTTTCAGAGTTCCTTCTGCTCCTATCTTATAAGCATCCAAAGCAAGTTTTTGTTCTTTGAGATCAAGGTCACGATTTTTCAAAGC